CGATGGACTTGACCAGGTTCTCGACGGTGGCGGCGTTGAGCCCGCCGTCCTTCTTGACGATGTAGAACCAGCCGGTGATCTCCTGATCCTCGAACTTGGTCCAGTCCTCCCACGCCCCATTCTCGAACTTCTCGAGGATGCTGAACGTGACGACCAGGGCGACGGACTGCGTGTTCTGCGAGTCCTGTAGGCCCCACGAGACGGGCGTGGCCTTGAAGACTCCCTCGTGTTCCAGTTGACGTGCCATTACAGATTTCCTCCCAGCAGATGAGCCCAGATTTCGCCGTCGTTGGCGGAGTCGAACGGAATGGCCAGTGAGGCCCGGCGGGACTTGGCGATGTGGTCGGGGGTCTCGGACGTGTAGAGCGTGCGGGTGCCCGCGCCCTTGCCCTTGCCGTCCGAGCTCATCACGTCGTAGCCGACGAATATGACGTGGTCGGCCCACTCGACCATCCGGTTGCGGACGGATGACTTGCCCGACTTCGGGTTCTGCAGCCGGGGCTCGAACCTGATGAAGTCGTCGCCGGCCGGGTTCGGGAAGTCGGCGGTGCAGTCGTGGGCGATCAGGATCACATGGCGCCCGCGCCGGATCTGGCCGTCGCAATCGGCCAGCAGAAGCAGGGCCTTGTCGTAGACGTGGCTGTAGCCCTTGCCGAAGCCATAGCCCTCGAGGATGGAGCACATGTGCCCCTTCTCGTGCTTGACCGTGGCCAGCACGGATGCCGTGATGAGCTCCTCCAGCTTCGTGGCGCTGTCGATGACGATGGTGGCGAACTGGTCGAGGGCCGGTGACTGCAGGCACTCACGCACGTCCTGGAAGTCCCTGAGCCCCGACACGCGCGGAACGTCGAGATCCTTAGTGCCGTCCTCGATGTCAAGGAACACGGGGTTCGGCGCCAGGGCGCAGAGGGTGGACTTGCCGATGCCGCCGGGGCCGTAGACCATGACGCGCTGGGCGCTGGCCACCTTCCCGGTGACGATGGAGAAACGGTTCGGGTCGATGGGCGCGGACTCGGCGGCGGGCGCCCCGTTGGTCTTCTTGGCCGGCGGCGGCAGCTTCTGGGCTGGCATGTTCATGTCGGCCTCCTTCACTCGGCGCTGACGCCGGACAGTTCGGGGTTGATGTTGGCGCTCTTGACGTACCCCTCGGGCGTGTAGCCCTCGAGGTTCTTGCGCATGCAGATGGGCAGGTAGTCGCAGGAGCTCAGGCCGTAGCAGGCGTTCGGGTTCCTGTACCAGCGGCCCTCGTTCTGGGCCTGCCGGATGGCCTGCTGCTGCTGCCACAGTTCGGCCCGGCATTCCTCGATGTCCTGCTCCAGCCGGGCGATCTCGATGCGGGCGTAGTAGTGCTCGGGCCTGTTCTTGATGTCCTCGCGGACGCGAATCGCAAACTCGTGTGGCGCCTCAAGAACGGTCTGCAGCGTGTAGCCCATGACAGAGTCTCCGGTCTCGCGCCACTTCTTGCCGTCCTTGGTCCGAACCCGAGCCCCGTACGAGTCGAGCACAACCTTCGCGCCGTCCGCGACAATGGGGATCTGGCACGGCCTCAGGGCGGGCCGCCTGGTCACGTCGTACAGCACCGTCTCGACGTTGTAGCCCAGCTCGCGGGCGGCGATCACGTAGATCGACAGCTGCTGATCCATGTGCAGGTGCTGCCAGTATTCGGCGCCCGGCGAGAAGTCGCGGCTGGTGGTCTTGTACTCCATCAGCGCGAGCCGGCCGTCGCGCAGCTGCACGATGCGGTCGATCTTGCCGCAGAACCGCCAGACGGTGGACGCGGCGCCGGTGGCCGGGTTGATCAGCGGGAGGTCGAACTCCAGCTCGGAGGCCACGACCGTCAGCGCCTTCTCGTCGCAGAAGTGCATGCGGAGGTGCCCGTCGAACATGGCCAGCACGACCTCGCGCTCGTAGATGTCGAGCTCGTCGGTCATGGTGGTGGAGTCGATGCCCTTGTCGGCGGCCTCAAGAAGCGCGTGGAACACGGACCCGACCCGGCGCGGCATGTCGTCGCGGATCTGGCTGAGACCGAGTTCGTACCGCAGGTAGTGCTTGCGGGGACAGGTGCGGAAGCAGGACATCCGCGAGTGAGTCAGGACGCCTTTCGGCGCGGTCGGCGCTTGAACGGCGCCAGTCTGGGGGGTAGATTGTTCGAACATGCCACAGTCCTTTCGTTGTGGTGTGCACGGGGGGCGCCGTTCGTCTTGCCGGATGTCCCGGCGCCCCCCACCTCCGTCAGTTCTCCGTCTCCTTCTTTCCCACCGAGCGAGTCATGAGGAACGTCTCCACGTCGGAGGCGTCGTACCTGATCGTGCGGTTTCCGAGTTTGATGTACGGGAGCCGCCCGGGCTGCGTGCAGCGCCAGATGGCCAGGGTGGTGACCGACAGGCCCAGCCGCGCGGCGACTTCCTTCGGGGTCATGAGAGTGGGCATCCTTGCTTCCTCGCGGTTGGTGTGTGCTGGTCTGCCTAGGCATCAAACTACACTAGGGGGATCGGCGCGTCCAACGATATCTTTAGAAATTTCGCAATATTTCGCATAGCGCCGTTGCCAACACTTTCCGGCCTGTCTATCATCAAGACCTAATGTCCAGCGAAAACCCGCAGTCATTATCGCCGAACGAGAGGTGCTTGCGCCTCAAGTCCCTATTGGATATAGGGTTTATGTGGCTGAACAATGATCTGCGCCATGAGGCCGAGACTTTGGTGACCGCCGACGTGAACGAATGGCGGGCGGAGATAGCGGCCCGGCTACGTGCCGACCTGGTCGCGGAGAAGTTCACCCGGCGGGCCGCGGCCGAGATGGTCGGCGTTCATGAATCCTACATGGGGCGGGTGATCGCCGAGCCGGAGCGGATGAGCGACCGCGTCGTGGGCCTGCTGTCAATCACGGTGGCTGGATACGAAGACGTGTACGCGGAGCTTCGCCGGAGGGCGGACCAGCTCTACCTGACCGAGCCCGGCAGGGCGCCGGCCAGCACTTCAGACGCTGCCGCAGCCCGGCTGCGCGAGATCACCAAGGCCCTCCAGGACGACCTGCCGGCCGTGCTGGCCGCTGTCGCGAAGCTCGAGGCGCTGGCCGGGAAGGTAGGTTCTGGGGATGTTTGACTGCGGAAAGATCAGGCACCGGCTAGGCACCGGTGAATCGGCCCCGCCGGCGGGCGATCAGGGAAGCGCAGAACCTCAAGACAGACGGTCTCTTGTGGAGCTGGTGTGGGGACTCGAACCCCAGACCTGCTCATTACGAGTGGAATTCTATGTATATATGGGGAGATACATTAAGATTAATATTGTTGCGCCGTGCAAGGGGTTGTGTCAGATTGAGGATACCTGTAAATATGCGGAAATATGCCGTGATTTACCAAGCCCTAGGCACCGATTAGGCACCGAGGAAACCCCGTGAGCGGGCGCGTCAAGTTCACCAAGGCAATCTTGGAGGCCGTCGAGGCGCCAGATCCCGCCCGTCGTGTCGTGGTCTGGGACTCCACCGTCCCCGGCCTCGGGCTGTACTGCACCCCGGCCGGCCGGAAGTCGTTCTTTCTGCAGGCCACCTTCCCCGGCGGACATCAGTCCAAGATGAAGTTGGGCCGCTGGCGGGACGGCGACTACCCCGAGATGACGATCACGATGGCGAGGTCGGCGGCCAAGACGGCGCTGGGGCTGATCGCGCAGGGCGTTGATCCACGCTCCAGGAGGCTCCAGGATCGCCGTGGCGCGACGTTCGGCGATCTGTGGACCATCTACCTGTCCCGCCACGCGAAGCCGCACAAGCGCACGTGGCGCTCCGACGTGAGCCAATACGACAACCACCTGAAGCAATTCGCCGGCCGGAAGCTCTCGGACATCACCCGCGGCGAGCTGGCGATGTTCCATGTGAAACTTATGGCGGACCCCGGCCCGGCCACGGCCAACCGGGTGCTGGCTCAGGCGGCGGTCATGCTCGAGCTCGCCCGGGACTGGGGCCTGCTGGCCGGCGACAACCCGGCCCGGCGGATCAAGAAGGCCCCGACCGCGCCCCGGCAGCGGGCGATTGAGAAACACGAGTTCCCGGCGTTCTTTCGCGCGGTGTGCGCCCACCCGAACGCCACCCCCCGCGACGTGCTGCTGATGTGCCTGTTCACGGGCGCCCGCTGCGGGAACGTGAAGGCGATGCGGTGGGACGAGATCGACCTGGACGCGGGCCGGTGGCTGATCCCCGTCACCAAGAACGGATCCCCCCACGGGTGTCCGCTGACCCAGCCGGCGCTCGAGGTGCTGGCGCTCCGCAAGCATGGGGGGCCGTGGGTATTCCCCGGCCGGAACCTGTCCACCCACGTCAACACCGTCGCCAAGAACTGGGCGACGATCAAGGAGGCAGCGGCCAAGGAGTGCCCTAGCCTGGCAGACCTCAGAATCCACGATCTGCGGCGCACGATGGCGTCGTGGCAGGCCCGCACCGGTGCCTCTCTTGCCATCACCAGCGCGTCACTCGCCCACAAGTCGATGGACACTACTCGGCGAGTATACGCCGTTGTGGACATCGAGCCCGCCCGGATGGCCATGAGCGCGGCCACGTCGATCATGGAGGAAATGGGTGCGGGGAAATTCGTTGTCGGAGGATATCTTGGGAATGATGCAGAGCCAGAAAGCGGTCAGAAATGACGCCTATATTGAACTCGACAGGATGGTTTTGCTTTTGGCTGATGCGCTCAGGTCGGCGCGGGGGTGCGGCTATGAGCCTCCCGTTGTACCTGGTCGGTGTCCGCTGTGTAGATCGCTGATGGGAAATTCCGCCAACATCAAGAAAGAAGGCGCGCAATGAAGGTTCTTTGCGGCATTCTGGCCGGGGCCTGCCTTGGGCTGGCCGGCATTTCGTCCTGCAACGTGATGATGTCGCGCACGGCTGGATTTGGCCAGGTGTGCCTGATGCTCTGGGGCGTGATCTGCGTGGGCGCGGCGCTGTTCTTTCAGCGGTCGATGCACCGGTGGGCGGACATCGAGGCCAAGGAGAAGGCCGAATCGGCGGCCCCGGGCGAGTGAATGAGAACGCCCCCCGAGCATCCGTTCTCGGGGGGCGCGCCACTCCCAGGTGGATGAGGGGGCACCCGGGTGGCGATGGCGGCGGGAGTGGTAGCACTAGCGGCCGGGGCGGTCAAACTTTTTTCGGTACTCCGGCTGATCCTCGTCAAAGTCCTCCGCAGGCTGCTCCACCTCGAACCCGATCACCGCCGTCAGCTCGCGGGCCGGCAGCTCCTCAAGCTCGGCGACACGCGCTGACAGCGAGCGGACCACCTTCCGCAGCTCGTCGACCTGGACCTGCACCGGCCTACGCTTGCGCGGCATCTTGGTGCTCCCGGTAGATCCGCCTGAGCGTGTGCGGCGACCCCTGCCAGCCCTTGCGGCGCCAGTAGGCCATGATCGCGGGCCACTGCATTCCAGCCGACCGCAGCCGAACCAGGGCGTCCACCTGAACCTGGTCAAGGGTCAGCTCGCGGGGGTGCGCCAGCTCGGCCATCCGGGCGATCTCGGCTTCTACTTCAGCGCGGATCACCGCTTCGTCGATGCCTGTCAATTCCATGCTTCCCCCTTCAAAATGATCGGTTCTGACGGGCCAGCCGAGCGGGTGAACGGGATCAGCTCGAGGTGGCCGGTGTTCCAGGGCACCGTCACCCACCGCACAACCACGCCCCCGAAGTGGGTCAGATGGTTCCGCGCGCCGACCTTCCAGGCATACGGCCCCTTGAGCTGCCAGCCCGGGACGGTCATCGCCTGCCACCAGTGGTTCGGATCACGCAGAAAGCCGCCCGACCGGGACGCGTGGTGACAGTGGTGCCGCAGGAACACGTCGGGGCAGCGGTCCCCGGCCTTGGCCGCGGTCACGAACTGCTCGATGGCGTCGGCGGTGATCCCGTTCGGCATCGACCGCTGGATGCCTGTGGTGGCCACATGGTGCGTGTCGTGGATCAGGCCGTCGCCGATCATGATCCGCAGCTCCGGCCACAGGGGGTTGCCGTCGGTTGACTCGGGGCTGCCCAGGGCCCGGGCGATCCGGCGGGCGTTGGCCCAGCTCTGGCCGTCGTGGGCGTCGGTGCCGGCCAGCTGGAAGTATTGCGCCGCCCGCTCGACCAGCGGCGCCATGATGGCAATCGCGGCCTGCTCTTGGGCGTCCATGTCCTGCGACATCTGGGTGGTGCTGCGGTGGTGGACGCCGTCCACGATGTCCCCACCGTGGCACAGGACGTGCGGCTGGCCTTGGGTGGCCCACGGCACCACCTCGTCATGGAAGGGCTTCCAGACGTTCTCCCAGACCCACCTGGTGGCGCGCGAGGGGCCGGCGCTGACCCCGAAGTCAATGGTCGAATCGGGCGCCGTGAGCCCGAGCTTGCAGTGGATGTGTGTGTCCCCGATGCTGACGTAGGCTGTAGGGGTGGCCATTAAAACCCTTCGGATAGAGGGTGGCCCCGGTCAACGTGCACCGGGGCCGTTCTGGATCACCCGACCTCGCGGAACTCGATCTTGGCCGCGACCGTCGCCGGGAGCTCGATCCCCCAGTTGACGGCCCGCAGGAGCTTGACCGCCGACTTGACAAGAACGTCAAGCACCGGGCCGTCGAACGGCTCGGCGTAGAACGGCAGCCGGATCAGGTCGTCGAGCACCTGGACCACGACCTTGTGCTTCTGGGGGTCGGACAGGCTGGCCCCGTCGACCACGATGCGCTGGACGACGGCCGCGGCCTTCTGGGCCACGTCGAAGACCAACGAGAAGTTGTGATTCAGCTCGCCGAACACGCCCACGTATTCGTCGGCGTCTTCATCGAACGGGTTCCAGTCGATGCCCTTGAGGGCCACCACGGAAGCCTTGACTTCGTCCAGCTCCAGCTGCACCCAGACCAACCGGGCCAGCTCCTTGTAATTGATGGCGGCGCTCATCGCGCCACCTGCGGGACGACGTAGACGGTGTCACTCGTGGCCGGCTTGATCCGCAGCTGCGCGATCTGGGCGTTGAGGGTGTACCCAACGGGGAACACGTCCGACCACGCCACCAGGGTTCCGGCCCGGCCGGCAGACAGGGTATCGACCAGCACGTGATACAGCCCCGAGCTGTCGCCGCTCTGGTAGATGGCCTTGAACTGGAACGGCTTGCGGGCGTAGATGTGCCACCGGGTGGGCATGCTGATCTTGGAGCCCCAGACGCCAGCCGAACGCGGGTAGTAGTAGGTGATCGGGCCGCGCCACTTCACCGCGGCGACCCCGGCCGCCTTGGTGGTGGTCGAGTGCAGGGTGTCGAGGGCGGCGGTGACGACGTAGATCTTGCCGTTGGCGACGGCGTCGACGGTCGGCGGCTGCTGGGCATTGGCGGCAAAGGCCAGCACGGCCACCAGCGCCAGAGCGAGGATCAGGAAACGCATTGTGGGGAACCTCCGTGTTTGGTGGACGTGTGAACCTGTGATCTATCTGCTACGGCGACCGCTTGCTGTTGATGTATTCGGCCACGTTGCCGCCGATAACGAGGCCAAGGACTAGAACCTGCGACTGTAGTATTCCCGTGCGGATCGTGTCGGTGATCCCCGGCGACCAGACGAACGCCGCCCACGACAGGAGCTCGTAGGCCATTCCCAGCAGGAACTTGCGCTGGCCGGTGATCATCCCTGCTCCAGTTCCTTCGCCCTGCGCTCGGTCCGCGCGTGCGTGCCGCGATCCCGGTACATGGCGCTGTCCCTGAGCTCCCGGGCGGCCCCGTACCAGTCGCCAGCCTGAATCGCGGCCACCATGTTGGCGAACTTCCTGAGCCTGTACGGGCCAAGCTGGTAACGCAGGTTGACCAGCGTTGCCCGGCGGCGGTGGCTGTATTCCGCGTAGTCAGGGAACAGCGTCCGCAGGTCGTCATCGCAGGCCGTGATGTCGTTGGACAGCATGACCTCGCCCTCGGCTTTGGTGATCCCCGGCCCGCCCTTGTCGGTGTCCACGTTCCTGCCGTAGCCGATGGTTAGGGCCCCGGCCGGGCAGACGTAGACGCCACCGCGAAAGCCTTCGTCCTGCTTCAGCTGGACCAGGCACTCAAGGAAAATGTCGTCTGTCGGGTTCACGTCGCCGCCTTCAGCATGAGGTACTTGATGGCGAGGATGATCCCCGCCCCGATCGCCCCAAGGGTCACGGCGATGAGGTTCTGCTTGCCCTGCTGTGTCTCGATGGAGTCCACCCGTTCGTTAAGCGACCGCAGCTGTTCTCCGTGGATGGAGCATGCCGCGGAGGGGTGCTTTTGCCTCTCCTCGATGCGGGCGACGGCTTCCTTGACGGAAGAGA